CATTTTATGAACGTATGTTTCAAGCATTTGATATTATGTTAGCTGAAAATAAACATACTAGAATAGTACGTAAGCCAAAACAAAAAACTGCGGCCGAACAAGTAAAGAAACTAAAGTATAAAGTATATGATAGTGACTTTGGTATTACTAGTAAAGAACCAGCAGAAATAATAGAGTCAACATTGTTAGTTGTGTTTAACTGTAAAACACGGAAAATAGGTGTTTACTATCCAGAGCCACATGCAACTCTTAAAGTAAAAGGTACAACTATACAGTTCTTTGATCCAGAACGTAGTGTGCAAAAAACTATACGTAAGCCACAAGAGGTATTATCTCAGTGGAAAAAGATTACAAAGCACAAAGTACCTAAACAATTTGAAATCCTTAAAACAACTGAAACTAAACTTAACGGTAGATTTAATCCTGAAACAATAATACTGCAAGTATTCAAATAAATACTTGTATGAAATTTTGGGAATTTACTGAAGCAAAAGTTGAACCCGATTGGGAATTCTTAGCAGACCTAGAGCCTGCTATTGATAGTGCTTTGGCTGATTATCAAGAACATTTAAGTAATAATAATGACAAAGACGATATCAACGAACTAGAAGAACTTCTTAATTTTGAAACAGAAGACTTTCCTATTGAATTTGTAACAGATTACAATGATCGTAAAGATCCAGATGAATGGATAAGTGCGGCGGCAGATTGGTCTGAAAAAGAAGGCAAATTTATTACAGTATATCTACATGCTAAAAATTTAGAAGTTGTGTACGGTCCTAAAACTTTCAAAAAGATATTAATGCGAATGCTACAACATGAAACTATTCATTGGAATCAATATGATAAAATGGGCGGTGATGTATTAAACACATATAAGAGTGGGTTTCAACGTGGCATTGAAAAGAAAAAAGCAGGTGGTACTGATGCAGATTTAATGCGTAGTTACCTTAGAGATCCACATGAACTTATGGCTTATGCAAGTGATTTAGCAGATGAAATGAAAGATACTGATAATCCAGAAGGTGCTTTACGTAATCCTGAAGCATATAAAGCACAACTACCTGTTTGGCAACGTTTTAGAGATACGTTTCCTGCTGATGCAAAACAAATGAAGCAACTGTTAAAGTATACAGCAGACTACTTCAAGCAAGGTAAATAGTAGTATGGCACTTAAAGAAGATTTAACTAAAGAAATAGAGCTACGACTTGGTGGACAAATGGTCGATGTTGAACTCGATCCTGAACATTATGACTTGGCTATTAAAAAGAGTTTTGAAAAATACAGACAACGCAGTGAAAATAGTGTTGAAGAAGCATACGTATTTTTAGAACTTAAAGAAGATATACAAGAGTACACATTACCTACTGAAATTGTTGAAGTACGTGATATTTTAACAAGAACAAGTGGTACAAATGCTAGTAGTGGTAATGACTTTGAACCCTTTGAGGCGGCATACTTAAACACATATTTGTTAGCTGGTGGTAGAGCAGGTGGACTAGCAACGTTTGATGCACTACAACAACACAGAGAAACATTAGGTAAACTATTTGGTAGTGAATACTTGTTTACTTGGAATGTACGTAATAAAAAACTAACTGTGCATAGAAAACCAAAAGCAAATACATCTGTTGTGCTTTGGGTTTATAAAGAAGTTGATGATGAAAGTTTACTAGGTGACATATATGCAGGACCTTGGCTTAAAGATTATGCATTAGCACACAGTAAATTAATGTTAAGTGAAGCACGTGGCAAGTTTAATACTATTGCTGGCCCACAAGGCGGAACTAGCCTTAATGCAGAAACATTAAGGTCTGATGCACAAGCTAGTATTGAAAAACTAGAACAAGATCTAAGATTATTTGCTTCTGGTGAAAGTAGTGTTGGTTACGTTACGATTGGTTAAGATCGTGTACACTCAAGGCAATTAATGCATAGTGTAAAACTTTTTGTAAGTCTTTCCTATTATATCCATCCTTTTTACCATATCGTTGAGCATACTTCATAATATTGCCAATACAAAATCCTTCGCCATGTCCGGCGTCTATAATAAATTCAGTAGCCTGAAATTTATTTTTACTGTAATGTTGATCATAAGTTGAATCAACATATTGTTGTAGTTCTTTTATTAATTCTGCTTCATTAAATTTGTAATCAATAGCCATGGATATCCTCTCGTTATATTTTACTATTATATGGAAAAAACTTCGGTTTGTCAAGTCATTAAATACGTATTTAACGGCTTAAAACAGTGGTTTTAACAAGGGTACGGTAAATACATATATCACTTTAAGAGAAGGGGAAATTAAATGGCTACATTAACATCACCAGGTGTTTCAGTTAGTGTTTCAGACGAATCAGCATACGCCGGACCAGGCGCCGGTACTATACCGTTTATAATGGTTGCAACAGGACAGGATAAAACTGATCCTACAGGTAGTGCTTCTGACTCTATTGCACCATATACAAAAAGTGCAAAAGCAAACACACCTCTACTGGTAACATCTCAGAGAGAATTAACACAAAATTTTGGAGATATTTTCTTCAGAAAGAGTGGATCAACACCAATCGTTGGCGACGAAACCAGCGAATACGGATTGTTGGCCGCTTATAGCTTTTTGGGACAAGGTGGTAGTGCGTATATTTCAAGAGCAAACATAAACACTACACAACTTATCCCCACAACCACAACACCAACAGCAACATACGCAACTGCTAATAGTATGTGGATCGATACAGATGCCAGCGAATATGGTATTAATAAATGGAATGCGACTTCTAGTGCTTGGGAAAAGCAAACTCCAACTATCGAAGTAAATGCCGCGGCAACTGATGCTCATACATTAGGTGCTAGTGGATATACAATAACTACATCTGTAGTTAACGGAAACTTCATAGTTATTGTACACTTAGACCAAGACGGTAATGCATCACTTGAATACTTTTATGGAGTAGGTGGAGCATGGGAAGAACTAGATAGTGATGGTACATTGAGTTCAGGTGAAACTGTAACTTGGGCCGCTCACTATAGTGCACCATCCACACCAGGAGCAGGAGATGTTTGGATTAAAACTACTTCACCAGGTAACGGCTTAGACTTAAAAATTTATAAGCATTCTGGTACAGGTAGCTGGACACTTACTTCACTTCAGGGTGTAACAAGTGCATTAGGTGCTGGTATGTCAGTTACTATTGGCGACTTTATACCACAAGATGGTTCAAGTGCAACTGCATTAACATCTTCAACTGCTGTAGCAGGTAACTTTTTAGCTGACATTGATGCGAATACTAAAGCATTGATTATTTTGCAACAGGTTTCCGCTGTTGGTGGAGTTTCAAACCTTGATGCTTTAACAACTAAATCAGCACAAAACGCAGAACCAACTGGTACTGCCGCAAGTGGCACACATTGGTTTGATGATTCACTTACTTCATTAGACGTTTACAAAGTAAATGGTAGTAACTATACAACTATTGTTCCAACTTATGCTACAACGGCTCCAACAGGACCAAGTGCAGGAGATCTTTGGATAGATACAACTAGTTGTGGTTATGGTTTAACTAATGAACGTGCTTATCCAAAAATTTATCAGAGAAATGCTGGTAATAGTGCATGGGTACTTCATAGTAATGCAGATCAAAGTACATCAAATGGTGTTTTATTTGCTGATATTACAGATACAGCCGCAGATGCAACAGATGGCGGTAACGCAACAGAAATCACTGGAGCACCAAACGCCGCGATTTATCCAACTGGAATGGTTGTGATTAACATGGCACAAAGTAAAAACACAGTTCGTACATGGAATGGTACAGCTTGGAGAAATGGTGCTTCTAATCATGCAGATGGTTCAGGTGCATTTGGAAGATATGCTCAACGTAAAGTTGTTGCAACTGCAATGCAGTCATGTGCCTCTGATACAGATAACTTAGATGCAAGTCTAAATTATACATTGATAGCCGCACCTGGTTATCCTGAACTAGCAGATGAAATGTCTACAATGAACAATAACAGAGGCAATACTGCATTTGTTATTATTGACTCACCACTACGTAAGTCACCAACTGACATTGTTACATGGATAGGCGGAGCAGGAGCAACCGAAAACGGTGAAGATGCTCTAGTAACTAAAGGCACATATAGTGCAACATACTATCCTGCATTGAAGGCAACAGAGCCTACAGCAGGATCTACAGTAGTTACATATCCATCACATTCTGTACTTTATCAAATTGCAAGTAGTGATGCAGTATCTTATCAGTGGTTTGCTCCAGCAGGACTAAACAGAGGTGTTATTTCTAACGCATCTGGTGTTGGTTATGTTGACGGCGAAAACGAATTTAAAGCAACTGCATTAACAAACAGTCAAAGAGATAGTTTGTATTCAGCAAAAATGAATCCGATTGCAAACTTTCCAGATAGTGGTATAACAATATTTGGACAGAAATCGCTACATAGCACTACTAGTGCATTAGATCGTGTAAATGTTGCACGTTTAGTAGCATATTTGCGTGAAAGATTTGATGTATTAGCTAGACCGTTCTTGTTTGAACCTAATGATGAAACAACAAGAGATCGAGCTGGTTTAATGTTTACAAACTTTTTATCAGATATTCAAGCTAAAAGAGGCTTGAGCGACTTTGCAGTAGTTTGTGATAGTTCAAACAATACAGCGGCGAGAATAGACAAAAATGAATTATACATTGATGTTGCTATTGCTCCTGCTAAGAGTATAGAGTTCATCTATATTCCAATAAGAATTGTTAATACTGGACAACTTGCTTAATTAATCTTATTAGAATAGGCCCAAACGGGCCTATTCTTCTGACCCCTGAAAATTTTCAAGGAGTTTTTCATAAATACATTTAGCTTCAGTAAGAAGATAAAAGTTTAACTATTGGGAGTTATAAAATGGCACTAAACAAATTTACAGTTCCTGTAGATGGTGGAAGCGGACCAGCCGCGATGCCGAAATTACAATTTCGTTATCGAGTTTTGTTAAATGGATTCGGAGATAATCCTGGAAATACTGTTTCCATTACAGAAAACGTGGTAAGCGTAACCAGACCAGGAATTACATATGACGAAACAACACTAGATGTTTACAATTCTAGAATTTATATGCTTGGAAAACACACATGGGATCCTGTTACATTAGTAGTACGTGATGACATTGCAGGTGATGTAGTACAAGCAGTAAACGCACAATTATCAGCTCAGACTGATCACGAAAATCAAACTTCGCCTTCAGCCGCATCTAATTATAAATTTAAAGTAGTAATTGATATGATGGACGGCTCACATGGTAAGGCCGCAGGACCAGCAGGTTCGCAAACAAGTATAGAACCAATTGAATCATTTAAGATGGAAGGCGCTATGCTAACAAATGTAAGTTTTGGTGATTTAACTTATGCATCAAGTGAACAAGTACAGATATCAATGACAATACGTTATGATAACTGTGAACATACACTAGACGCAGGAGCAACTAATACACTAGCACCAGCACAAGGTGGTAGTTCAAATACACCAGGTACTTCACGAGCAACCGGTTAAGGTAAGGTAATGTTATGGGATTCAAAAATTATGCAGTTGATGTTTTCGGCGCAAATTCAGGAAGCATTAAACTCCCAAAGCAAAAATACCAGTATGCTGTAGAATTTTTGAGTGACTTAGCTGAGAACGTAATGATAGGAAGGCAATTTAACGTATCAAACGTTACGTTGCCCTCCACAACTTACAACACAATAACTAATAATTCATACAACAAAAAAGTTATTTCTATATTAGGTAAAACTTATAATCCAGTTACAATGACTATTAGAGATGACAGAGAAGGCAATCTCAATAGATTTTTATCAGCTTATGATAATCATTATTTTGGTCAAGCACCAACTAGAAGTAGTGATATGAGAACATATAATTTCACAGCTAATGAAAATTTACAGCCTGTAAAAAATAAAGACCCTATTAATATGATTATGATTCTTAACTTTTCTGGTACTGTAGAAGATGGAGCAGATGGCGGAGATGTATATACTTTGTTTAGACCAGTAATTACACAAGTAGGTAGAGATACATTAAATTATGCAGATTCGGGTATAGTAGAACATACAGTAACATTTGATTATGAATACTATGATGTCAAATTCAACGATAAAATCTAAGGTGGCCTGAAATGGCAAAATATATCCAAGGTGCTTTTCAACCACAAAACCCAACTAAGTATATAGGTAAGCATACACCACGTTATAGAAGTGGTTGGGAATTAGCTTTTATGCGTATGTGCGATAATCACCCAAACATATTAGCTTGGGCAAGTGAAGCACATAGAATACCATATATCAA